TATATGGATCCAATAGAATTAATAGAAGAACTAAATAGAATAATTAAGAATAATAGAAAAGCAGTGCAAGATGTTGTATTGACAGAAGGCGCTACAGACTATACAAATTATAAGTACATGATGGGTCAACTAAAAGGCCTTGATAACGTAGAACAAGAATTTAAAGAGTTCTTGCAAAAAAGGAGAATACAATTTGAGTAAGCCGATTCCAGACCAAGTTTTAAACTTTGGTAAAGTAGCAAAAGATCAAGTAGAAGAAATTGATCCTAATAATATTCCAAAAAAATTGACTGAGAGACTACCTAAACCGACAGGTTGGAGAATAGTAATTTTACCTTACAAAGGAACAGGTAAAACAAAAGGTGGTATTATTTTATCAGATCAAACTATTGAAATGCAATCAGTCAGCACAACATGTGGATACGTGTTAAGTGTGGGACCTGATGCGTACAATGATTTAGACAAATTCCCGGAAGGTCCGTGGTGTAAAGAGAAAGACTGGGTTATCTTTGGTAGATATGCAGGTTCTCGTCTTCAAATTGAAGGTGGAGAAATTCGTATTTTAAATGATGACGAAATTTTAGCAACAATCAAGAATCCAGAGGATATCTTGCATTTATATTAATAACATGGAGGAACCATGCCAGAACAAGCAATAAATACAGCGAAAGATGAACCTGTCGTTAGTGTCCCCTCTGAGGGAGATTCCGTAGATGTTAATCTACAGGAAGAAAAACAAGAAACACAGGACAGTACACAACCTGAAGTTGTAACTCAAGAATCTCAAGGTGAAGAACTTGAAGAGTACAGTGATAAAGTTAAAACTAGAATTAACAAACTTACAGGCAAACTACGTGAAGCAGAAAGAAGAGAACAAGCTTCTTTTCAATATGCAAAACGTGTAGCAGATGAAAATAAAAAACTAAAAGCTAAATCAAATAGCTTAGATGCTTCCTATATTCAAGAATTTGAAGCTAGGACTCAAATAGAAACTAAAAAGGCTGAACAAGACTTACAAACTGCAATTCAAACAGGAGATGCGTCAGCACAAGTTGAAGCACAAAAAGCCTTGGCGAAGTTATCTATTGACAATGAGCGTCTTTTAGCTACAAAAGAAGCTAAGGAAAGTTTAAAAGAGGAACAAAAAGAGGATGTTACACCTGAGCAGCTTCGAGATGCTCCTCCCAAAAAAGTAGATCCTAAAGCCGAAGCTTGGGCTGAAAAAAACCCTTGGTTTGGTAAAGACGAGGCAATGACTTATGCTAGTTTTGGAATACATAAAAAACTAGTTGAAGAAGAAGGATTCAATCCTAATTCAGATGAGTATTATGCTGAAATTGACAATAGGATCAAAACCGAGTTTCCCCATAAGTTTGGGGCAAATAGTTCGGAATCTACGAGACCCGTCCAACCCGTAGCTTCTGCTGGTCGTTCAACAACGCAATCAACATCAGGACGCAAAACAGTTAGACTATCTCCGAGCCAAGTCCATATCGCCAAGAGACTTGGAGTACCTCTGGAGGAATACGCTAAATACGTGAAGGAGTAATAGCATGGAAGATAAAACCAAAAAGACCTCACGCACCGATGCTTCTCGTGAAAAAACAAAGAGAGCACAACCTTGGCGCCCACCGTCAAGCTTAGAAGCGCCACCGGCGCCTCCAGGATTTAAACATAGGTGGATAAGAGCTGAGACTCTAGGAACTGAAGACAGAAAGAATATGGCTGGAAGACTTCGTGAAGGATTCGAGCTAGTTCGTGCTGATGAGTTTCCAGATTTTCACTCACCTACAATAGAAAATGGAACGCACGCTGGTGTTATAGGAGTTGGTGGATTATTGCTTGCTCGTATACCAGAAGAAATTGTTGAGCAGAGAGCGGAATATTTTGCAGAGCAAACTAAGACGCAAGAAGAATCTGTCGATAATAATCTTTTTAAAGAGCAGCATAGAAGTATGCCTATTTCTTCCGAGAGGAATAGTAGGGTTACTTTTGGTAGTGGTAGAGGAAACGACAAAAATTAATTTTTGTTATGGGTCCTATCACTTATAAAACAACTAACTGGTTAAGGAGGACTTATAACCATGGCAAACAAAGACGCACCATTCGGTTTTAGACCTGCAAAGATGTTGGGTGGAGCACCATTTAATGGCGGCCAAACAAGTTATGGCATTGAAAGTGGATACAATACAGATATATTCACAGGAGATGCAGTTGAGTTACACACAGACGGTACTATTACCGTAGGTGCTGCAGCGGCAACTAATTTAATTGGCGTATTCAATGGATGTTTTTACACTGACTCTACAGGTAAACCGACATACTCAAAACATTGGCCTGCAAGCACTGTCGCAAGTGATGCAGTAGCTTTTGTTATTGACGACCCAAACGTACTTTTTGAAGTACAAGAAGACAGCACTAATATCGGAGCTTCATGGCCTGATAATAGAGGATCAAATGCTGACTTAGTATCAACTCACGCAGGCAGTACAGCTATTGGAAGATCTAAACAAGAGTTAGACTCCAGTTCAATTACTGCGGCCACAGCACAATTTAGAATAGTGGATGTTGTTTCTGATGAATACAACAACGACACAGCTAGTGCTAACGGGAACTATCTCGTTAGAATTAACGAAGGTCTTCACTACGCTAATACTGCTGGTATTTAATAGGAAGGACTAAAAAATGGCTATATCAAGAAGTCAACTCGTAAAAGAGTTAGAACCTGGTCTTAATGCACTGTTTGGTCTCGAATATGCAAGATACGAGCAGGAGTGGTCAGAAATTTTTGACACTGAGAACTCAGACAGAGCGTTTGAGGAAGAAGTAGAACTTTCTGGCTTCGGTAGTGCACCAGTAAAAGCTGAAGGAGCAAGCGTACAATTTGACGATGCTACAGAAGCTTTCACTAGTCGTTACTCACACGAAACAATTGCTTTAGCATTTGCTATTACTGAGGAAGCAGTAGAGGACAACCTTTACGATAGCCTAAGTTCTAGATACACAAAGGCTTTAGCACGTTCAATGGCTAACGCTAAAGAAATTAAGGGTGCAAACGTTCTTAACAGAGCATTTAACTCTTCTTTCACAGGCGGAGACGGTGTTGAATTATGTTCAACTGCACACTTAACAGTAGCAGGTGGCAACTATGCCAACGAACTATCAACATCTGCTGACTTGAACGAAACATCATTAGAGCAGTCATTAATTGACATCGCAGGCTTTATTGATAATCGTGGTCTTAAAATCGCTGTAAAGGCAACAAAGATGATCATTCCAGTTAATCTTCAGTTCGTAGCTGAAAGATTAATGAAGAGTCAGTTAAGAACTGCAACTTCAGACAATGACATTAACGCTATCGGTAACATGGGTATGATCCCTGGCGGATACGTTATCAACCATTATCTGACAGATACAGATGCATTCTTTATTAAAACTGATGCACCTAATGGTCTAAAGCACTTTAATCGTGCGCCTATCAAAACTTCTATGGAAGGCGATTTTGATACAGGTAACGTAAGATACAAAGCTAGAGAGAGATATTCATTTGGATTCTCTGATCCTAGAGGTATCTTTGGCTCACCAGGAGCGTAATAAATAACCAAAGAATGGGGGTATATCCCCCATTCTTCTTATTGCAAATCTTCCTTAAAACTGTATACATTAACATAAGAACTACATAGACTGCTAACGCAGACGATATAGAGACTATGTGGTAAGGTCTATATAACCAAGGAGGTTTAAAATGGCTAATTCAACTTTTTCAGGTCCTTTAAGATCTGAAAGCACAGTTAAAACTGTTAGTAAGAATGCCAGCACTGGAACTATTACTGAAATCATAACTATGGGTGATGCACCTGTAGCACTAGGTGATGAAAATAAAACTCTTGATGCGGCAACTCACAGTGGAAGAACTCTTGTAGTTCCTGCACTTGCAGCTAATAGAACTATTACTTTACCAGCTCCCGTTGCTGGTCAATGTTACAAATTAATTTATGGTGGAGCTGCGGAAGAAGCAGAAAATTTAATTATTTTAACACCAGGTAATACTAATTTTTTCATTGGTGGTGTTGTTCATTTAGATTCAAATGCTGACAACGTATCTGTTTATTCTAACGGAAGCTCTAACTCAAGCTTAACTCTTACAGACTTTGGTTTGTTTGAAATTAATATTTTAGCTAAAGATAGTACAAATTACTATATTTGGGGTTACCAAGAAGGTGCAGACGTACCTGCATTTGCAGATCAATAATATATATATTGTGGGGCTTCGGCCCCACAAGTTCTTAATTAAGGAGGGAACATGGCAGACACAGTAACAGGACCAACAATCCTACAACAAAACGATAAAAGAGTTACTATTAAAATTGTAGTTCAATCTGATGGATCAGGCGGAACCACAGTATTTGGTGACGTTTCTGCTTTAGCAGATAACAAAGAAGGTCAATCAGTATCGACACTTTCACTACAAAGACTATGGTGGACATGCTCTAACGGTGATGGGGGAAACTCTTTTGCTAGATTGGATTATGAAGATTCAGATGGAGATATTCCTATAGTAACATTAATAGATTCTGGTTA